TTCCTTGTCGAAATCTGCACGGCTTGGTGTAGACTCATATGCTACAGAGTTATTAGACAAAGCAAAATGCGGATTAGATTTCCACCACTCACCAGACTTGGCTGCTCTCATATCTGGGTCAGACAGATCACTTAATGATATTTGGGCTGACCTACGTACCCCACCTACGACGATACACTCCGCAACCTTTGTTAGCAATGAGTGTACTTCGATTGGTTTGAGCTTACGTCCACCGGCAGCTTTAAATATAGCCACGGTGTGTTCAAAAAGACTGACCAATGGCTCCGGGCCAGATGCTCGACCACCAAAGGTCATCAACCGCTCCCCAGCTCGGCGTACCCCAGTTACGTCCCACTTAGGTACATTGCCGCTGTACAATTCCTCAATCAGCTGACGATATGCATCAGCCCACCCTTCTTTGCTGTCGCCTACGACAATGGTAATATCAGCGTCTTTAGCTATAGGTACATCTGGCAACTGTTGAGTGTATTTCTTCTCAACGCTGAAGCCAACTCCCGTCCCACACATCAAGATATAGAGCACCTCATCAAACACTCGAATATTGTCAGCTGTGGTGTAACTACAGTTATAACCGGCCAGATTCTGACGAGATAAACCGGGGCCAGCCGCCATCATACATCTCATTGAGGGCATTACTTCAAGGTTAAGTATAGAGTCACGGATTTCATTAGATAACTCTCTGGCCTCATAAAACGGCATGCTTTTCTCAAGAACTGGAGTAACGACGTTTGACATGTAGCGATCCACAGTTTCTTCCCATGTTTCCCGACGCCCGAAATCATCAAGAAATCGGCTGTAGCGGCTTTGGTGAATAAAACTTTGGTAGTCTGTTGGGAGCGAGATTGTGTTAGCAGTCATGTTAAGTCCTCTATTTCTGAAATTAAACGGTCAAGGTAGAAGCGGCACTTCCTCAGATCTTGAAGGCCAGCGTTCTTGTACGGAAAGCGCCACAAGTACTTAAAGGCGTTTTGCCAACAGTATTGAGCGTGGTTAGATATGTTCAGCTCACAGCCCTCAGCCATGGCTTTCATGGCGTCGATGCATTGAATTGAACCCGTGTTGTAATGCGGTGGGTTGTTGACAGGATCATCCACGGAGTATTTCCTCCAAGATCACACGGTTCGGGGGGAACACTCGGTAGAGCTTCCGTCCATTCGCAAGCACACCAAACTGGGTGATTGCTCGGCCAGCCTCAAGCTTACGCAAGACATTGACTACTGTGGTTGGATCGTGGCCGTCCCTGTTTACCAGCTCATATCTAGTGATTATGTGGCGCTCGGCCTTTTCTAGGAGACATTTAATAATGCTGAGGGCTGGCTTGGTCCGGTTTGGGAAGGGTGTACAATTAAGTCTGTCGTTCAAATACCCACGATCTATGAGTAACTCATGTGCCACCATAGCGCGGCCTACTTCGGATTCCTGTTCTGGCGTAAGACCACGACATTTAAATGCGTAAGATACATTCATCGGGTTGGCTCCCATAGTTTGATTTGATTTTTCTCAACATCCCAATCGGAATACCTCAGTATTCGGGCTAGTCTGGCCTGAGTTAGGGCATACTTTTCGTTAAGACTTTGTTTTGCATAGGCATTTACAACGAGATTCCAGGATGGGGTGTGACCAAGTATTCGGGCGGCACTCACCTTGCCGATACCTTTGCACCCTGAGTATCCATCCGTGGGATCACCCGTCAGTACTTGGGTAAGAAAAGACAGATCAGCTTCGGCCTTACTGATCGTAAGTAACTCGCCAGACATAGGCCTGTAGACCCTACCGGGCACACTTAGCATGTCTTTATCGTCACTACATATAATAGTATTATGCCCCGGAGCCGTACCCATTATGCCCATGACATCGTCTGCCTCAAGCATGGGCTCTGAGTACCAAATAAAAGTACTTTGGACCCACTTAACCATCTCTGGATAACCGACAGGCTTACGCACCTTTTTGCGACCACCTTTGTACTCAGGGTCAATATCTTTTCTAAAGTTATCTCTGTCGCTCAAACAGCAAATGAAATGACCGGTTTGCAAATGTTCACACATTGCATCGATGGATTCTTGAAAGATCTTTTTGGCGACCTTTAGATCCGTGGCAAGAGACCAAACGTCGTCTCCCCAATCAATAGTCTCTTCTGATGCCGCACACGCCCTGTATAAATAAAGATCCGCGTCAATGAGCAGTGTGGTCTCGGCCACAGGCCGTTGCAAATATCTCTTGAAGTAACTCATTTAATTCTCCTTTTGTTTCTCTCCCAACTTCAGTCAACGTCCATGATGATCCGTAGACATCGTCGCCAATGTTGGTGGTAATCAGACCTTCTGAGGCACAAATGGCGACAGGAAATGCCCCACGCCGTGCAAAGTTAGATTTGATTGAGAAAGGTTTGCGCCCAGCGCGATCCAACGTAATGTACAGGCTCATAAAGTTTGCGATTTGGGGGGTGACTTCAGTGGGTGTCAGCCCATGTTCGAGCCACTTTTCCATCGGCATCCATGGGACAGGCAGTTTTAAAATACTCACCTGTGTATCTTGCCATTTTAATTGCAATTTTGAGGACTTCATCTGCTATTTCCTTATTTTCACAGGCTAATTGCAGCTCGTCATGCACCCAGCCTACGCAATAGGCCTTCTCCGGGCCAAACTGCTCATTAATTTGTTGGTCCACTAATTGAAGCCATTTCTTACAAATGATGGCCCCAGAGGATTGAAGCAGCTGGGACAATAGCCGCCGCTCTTCGCCGCCTCGGATGTAAAGTTTGCGACCATCAAGGCCCACGAGGTGCCCCCGTTTAGATGCTTGTTTTAGATTGTTTTGAAGCTTGGCAAATGCTGGCATGTTCTTATAAAAACTAGCTTTAAGTGCTTTGCCGTCTTTAGCTTTGCCACCAACAATTGAACCAATCTTGGTATCACCTGCCCCAAAACAAAGTGCATAAATAAATGTTTTTGCTACTGATCTCTGGACGCCAATTTGGTCAGCTGTGTACTGGTGGATGTCTCCAGACAGGATCTGTTTTGTGTACTCACCACCGTCATCCAAGAATGAGGCAAGAGCTCGTAACTCTAACCCTTGAAGATCGACGCCAACAAGGCTCCAACCCGTAGGGACAGTGAACAATTCCCGGCATTGTTGGCCGTAAGGTAGACTTGTTTTTGGCACAGTTGCGAGGTTGGGGTTTCGATGCGCTGCACGGCCCGATACAGTTCCACCTGACACAATGGTGTGTCTGATTTTACCGTCTTTATCGACTTTCTTTAGCCATGCCGCTGGACCCTCGGCAAGTTGTCCAAGGCGCTTTTGAATTAAGAAGTATTCAGCGAGATGCTTTGCTTCTTCATAGTTCAGCTCTCCCAAGGTTGTTTCGTCGATCTGGGCGTGGCCGGTGGCAGTAAACTTAGATGGTTTCCAGTTGTACTTATCCCGTAAACACTTTTCGATGTGACGCCGGGAACCGGGATTGAACTCCACGATTTTGGTCTTAATAAACACCTCACCTTTAACATAGCCGCGAGAGGCGTTGTTAGATTTAGGTATGAACTCCTCACTGACTTCCCATGGTGGAAACAATTTGTCTAACCCAACGAGTAAGTCATTTCGTTTCTGACAAAGTTCGGCGTAAAGAGCAGTGGCTTTTTCCTGATCGAAGGTCCAACCGTTGTTCCCAATGCGTAGACAAATGTGTGCAAGACTGTGCTCAAGATCAAGGCTTTCTTCAGGGAAATTCTGTGCCATCAAATGTTGATACAGCGCCTTAGTGACAAGCGTATCTTGGATGCAATAGGTGAGCATAGACTCGCTGAAGGTTTCCCATCCCCCGTCATAGTCGCCTTTATTTTCAGACAGGCGGTACCCCCAAGCCTTAAGGCCGTGGGATCCAAAGAGCTTCTTCGGCATTACCGCTAGTCTGTTTTTGCGGTCTTCCTCAAATTCCTCATCGCTGTAGATTGCTTCAGGTTTAACATAAGGAAAAAGTTGGTCCCGTTTAATATCGTCCTCATATATCATGGTCTTTATCAGGCGTGATAATACTAGAGTGTCAGTAACCTTCCCCTGTACCGTAAAAGTTGGGTACACTTTCTCTAGAGCTGGGCCATCAAAAGCAATCCAATTATGACCACAGACCTCTTCCGCATGCATAAGTGTAAAAAGGCCAGCTTTGATTTCATCTGGGCCATAAGTTTGGACCTCATCTGTGTCCATGTGCCTAAGCACGATACAGTGGATCTTTGTTAGTTGGTCTAAAAGACCATCGGTTTCGATGTCAGCAAACCACCGCCCTCGTAAAATAATTGGGTGCGCGTTTTCAAACACATTATTACTGTGACCATTAACCATGGTTGCTCTCCTAATTGTAATGATTTTGAGGGCTTTTAAGGTTTAAAACCCAAAGCTTTTGTCGGCATCAGTGAGCCGTCCGGTAGTTCTGTTATATTGTAGTGTTCCACAGTGGCCGACCTCGCCAGTGTGTCTATTTTTTAACATGACTAAATTACGCATGCCGCTTGTGGGGTCTTCTTTGTCGATTTCGAGACCGAGCACTTGGTCACTGAGTTGCGCTAATGAGTGGCTCGATCTTAAATCGTTCAATCTAACTTTATGACCCTGTTCATGTCCCAGATCACCGCTCGGCCTCCTGAGGTGGGAAACCATTAAAAGACAGATGCCTAGTGCCTGCACTTCAGTGCGTAATCGAGTGACTAGGCTATCCACAAGCCGTCTCTCATCAGTGACTGCACCCGTCATGCCCGATACCAACACTGATATGTGATCTAGACAGATGACCTGACAACCAAGGGCACGGGCCATAAACTGAATGCGCTGCACAATAATGTCGAGTTCCGTGGATCCAAAATGATCAAACAAGTAAAGAGGGCTGTCTTTCAACATATCGTCGTATGCAGTCTCTATCTCTTCCTTTGTGGCGCAATCGGGATCCACACTGATGTTTTTATCCATGTGCAGTCCAACCATGCCCTGAGCCGTTCTTTTTGTGGTCTCTTCCAACATCATCATTCCACAGGTAAAACCACTCTGTTGTATGTGGTACATGATCTCACGGACAAAGGTACTCTTTCCAGTACCACTTCCGGCAGCAATGGTGACTAAGGAAGACGGTCTTATACCTTTGCTGATTTCGTTAAGAGCTTCCCATGGGTACTGGATAGGTGATATTGCATCTGCCTCACTAATAACATCACGCAGATCTACTGCACTGACAATACCGTCAGGGCGGTGCTCACGGGCTTGAAAGATTGCATCAATAATAGCCTTTGCATTCCCGTCTACTAACGCCTCGTTGGCATCTTTATAATCAGGCATACGTGCAATTTTACAAAGACCG